TTGATGCAAATGGAGCAAGACCTTATGGAAAAACGCTTTCTTTTGAATAACTATATTTCTTTCGTTGTTGCAGAATTAGACAAAGATGTTGACGACAAAGAGAAAAAATAGTTAAATTATGAAAACTAGAACAGTAAACGGAGAAACTAAATACTTATTTGAAAACGTTGAAGAGTTTAGAGAGTATCATCCTTCGCTACCTATTTGTAGTGATTGGAGACATTCTTCTGTAGACGATTGGATTGTTTCGGACGATGGTCAAGTTTGTCAAGTGCTGTTTGTCGGTCTACTTAAAAGACCTGACAGAAAAAAAGAGACTACATTTATAAGAACTATTATAGGTTCTTTTGTTTGCGGTCCAAACGTTACTATGGAGGGAGAAATGCGTACTAATATGCATACCTTCGCCAAAGATGGTAAATCTCCCTCGGTACGTAAAAAAGAAAGAATAAAGGCGACAGAAAAAGAATTCTTATTTGCTAAGTATGTAGCAAAAGGAGATGACGTCGTAGAAGCCTATATGAATGCTTTTCCTAGTAAGAAAAAATCATATGCTGCTTCTCAGGCTAAATTGTTGCTTAAAACAGACAGGGTAAAAAACTTGATTAGAGAAGAAGTAGATAAGCATTTAAATGAAGCTGAGATTACTCCAAAATATCTTTTAGAAGAAATGAGGAATGTAATAGACAAAGACGAATCTAGCGATAGAGATAAAATTACAGCGCTAACAACATTAATGAAAATATCTGGAATGATGGACACTGAAAAGAAATCAGAATCAGTTACTTTATTTCAAGGTTTTTCTAAGGAGCAACTAAATGCAATTCAAGAGTCCAAATACGAAAAATTGGCTGAAGTTAAAGCAGATATCAAAGAGAAATAGGTGTCATATATGTCACTACCATCTTAAAAAGACGGCAGTATATATATGGGATGCTAAGAAAAAAGATTGTACAGCAATTAAATGTTTTAACTGCTTGACAATTTATTCTACAAAATTTAACATAATAGAGATGGGAATTCCTAAAAGTGTAGGGTATGCATAATGAGACTCGCAGTTTATGGAACATTAAGAACAGGATTTATAGATACTGGGAAGGTAGAAGGATTTAGCCTAGTATTTCCAGGAACTAAATCTTTTCCAGCTATCATTAAGAATGAGAAAGGAAAAGGTGCGGTTGTAGAGATGATGGACGTAACAGAAGAAGACCTGGTTATGTATGATAGATATGAAGGAGTTGATACTGGATTGTATATAAGAACAACAGTTCCTGTTAATCTGGATAATGGAAAGACAGAAAAAGCTTGGATATATGTTGCAGGACCTAAGTTATGGCAGAGTTCTAATTCTTTCACTGAAGTTCCAGATGGAGATTGGCATTCTATGAAAACGTTAACAATGCTAGACAGGGTTTATGAAAAAGAATTCCAAGAAGCCTGAAAATTTTAATATAATCCCTCCAGACCTATCTCAGAAAGAGAAAGCTCTTGAGTTAGCTAGGAAAGATATCATTACTTTTGGTCAAATGTTTTTACCGGAAGATTTTATGAAATCAAGCCCTGCTCCGTATCAATATGAATTAAGTGACCTTCTTTTAGGAGAAGAAAAAAGAGCTTGCATAATACTTCCTCGTGGTCACGCAAAATCAACTTTAGCTAAAACAGCTTTATTATACCAATTATATTTTTCTCCTCCAGAAAAAAAACAATTTATCGCTTGGGTATCAGAAGAACAATCTCAGGCAATTGACCATATCAAATATATTCAAAACCATATAGATATCAATCCTGCTCTTCAATATTACTTTGGAGACCTAAAAGGAAGTAAGTGGACAGAGAAAGAATTTACCACCGCCAGAGGAGATAGAATTATTGCTAAAGGTACAAGTCAGCGTTTACGTGGTCGTTCTCAATTAGGTCTTAGATATACAAATATTATTCTTGACGACTTTGAATCTGAGTTAAATACTAAAACTCCAGATAGAAGAAGAGAGATTAAAGAATGGGTTATGTCTACAGTTGAACCTGCTTTAGAAAATTCTAAAGAACAAGAAGGTTCTATTTGGCTAATTGGAACAATAGTACATTATGACTCATTTTTGCAGGGAGTATATGATGGATGGCTTGATGCTGAAAAGAATGGAACTAAATCTCCTTGGAACGTTCTTTATAAGAAAGCTATGGTTGACGGAGTTCCTTTGTGGCCAAACTATTTTTCAAAGAAAAAGCTAGATGATATTAAATCTAGATTCTCAAGTATGGGTCTTGTTCATAAATTTGCTCAAGAATATATGAATGAAGCAAGAGACCTTGAAACAGCTAAATTTAAAATAGATAGAATTAATAAGTATAGAGGGCATTTAGAAGAAAGAAACGGATTTAATTATATGATGATTGATGAATCTGCTATTCCTGTTAATGTTTATATGGGAGTTGACTTGGCATATGAAACAAACGCTAAAAGTGACTTTCAGGTAATAATGACTATAGGAATTGACAGTGATAGAAATATATATATAATAGATTATTATAGAGAACATTCTCCGTTGTATGATATGCCTAAGACTATTATTGAGCTAGCCAGAAAACACCATCCGGTTAGAAGAGTGAATGTTGAAAAAGTAGGAGCTCAAGGAATTATTAAAGACCACGTTAATAAGTTGGCTGGTAAAGATAGAAAATTAGCTCCAGGTCTTTCGCAGGGAATAAGACCTCCTGGAGGCATTAAGAAAGAAGACAGATTGGAAGCTCTATTATGTCCAATAGTAAATTCCAGAAAACTTTTCATAAAAAAAGAGCACGAAGATATACTGGATGAAATGTTTGAGTTCCCAAAAGGTAGAAATGATGACCTTCTTGATGGTCTTTGGTATGCAGTAACTACCGCAAAACCACCTAAAAGTTCTGCAGTCGATATATCTACTTTAGACGAAAGATTAGCCAATAGAGAAAAAAATATAGCGTCTAGAGCAATTAATTGGGTTACAGGACAAAAAATTTAAATATCTCTTGACTAAAACGTCTATTTTTTTTTATTTTTAAAGTAAAAACAATATCGGGAATATATGGCAGAATACGACGAAAATAAAAGTAAGCCTCAACTATCTAGAGAATTATTTAGAAGATGGAGAGACGCTAGACAGCAATGGGACGGAGAAGCTCGAAATGCTGTTGATTTTACACTAGGGAATCATTTTACCGCAGAAGAGTCTACAGCTCTACAATCTGTAGGTCAAGCAGACTTTGTTATTGATAGAGTTTATGCTGCTGTAGACAAATTAAAATCATTACTAACAGCAAGACCTGCCAAGTTCTCAGCTATAGCTAGAGAAGATTCAGATAATAAACTTGCTAATGTTTGGAAGGTTATATTAGAATATGTTTGGGATATCTCTAATGGAGATTCTACTTTTAAGCAAGTTGTTCACGATTATGCTGTCACGGGCTTAGGATATATGTATGTATATGTCGACCCTGAAGCCGATTATGGAAGAGGAGAAGTAAAGTATACTCACGTAGACCCTTTTAGAGTATATGTAGACCCTGCATCAAGAGATAGGTTTTTTAATGATGCTTCAGGTATTATACTATCTACTTTTTTAACAAGGCAGCAAGTTTTAGACCTCTATCCTCAATTAAAAGATATGATTGACGATATTGAAGTAGGAAACAATTCTCTGTATGGAGAAGATTACCCTACTTCTACTCTAAAGAACAGCAACAATGTTCTTACACCGGCAGAGGCACAAAATTTAGATTACAATGTTAATCAAAAATATCAAATATTAGATAGATTTTACAAAATTAAAGTTCCTTTTTATAGAATATTTAACACATTAGATGGAAGCGAAAAGATTGTAGACCCTGATGTTTATTCTGTAATTATAGAAGACCCTCAAACTCAGGAAGCAATAGAAAGAGGAGCTATTAACGTAGAAGAAATTATGCAAACAAGAATTGCTCAATGCAGTAGCATTGGAGATGTTTTATTATATGAGCGTATTTTGAATACTGATATATACCCGATTGTTCCATTTGCAAACATTTGGACCAACACTCCCTATCCAAAGTCGGATGTGAACAAGGTTAAAGACTCCCAGAGACTTTTAAATAAGTTATTCTCTTTAACCTTGTCACACGCTCAGTCTGCAGCAGGTTTAAAACTTTTAATACCTGAAGGAAGTGTTGATAGCGTTAGTCAGTTAGAAAAAGATTGGGCAAACCCAAATGCGGTTATTGAATATAATCCAGAGTTTGGTGAGCCTCACTACCCTCAACCAGCTCCTTTAACTAGCGAGTTTTATTATTTAATAGATAGGGTAGAAAAATATATAGATTTAAACTTTGGTATTCCAGAGTTATTACAAGGATTTAAAGATTCTGCTCCTGAGTCTGTTAGAGGTACAATGCTTTTATCAGAAATGGGAGAGTCAAGAGGAAAATCTAAGTTAAGAGATATTGAATCAAGTTTATCTATGGTTGGACAAGTTGTTTACAACTTAGCTAAAGACCATTATAAATTTGCAAAAACATTTAGAATTGTACAACCAAACAATGATATTACTGAATTTGCAGTTAATATGAGGTTATATGATGACAAACAGAACGAATTGGCGACTATTGAAAATGATATTCAATTAGGTCAACATGATGTTCGAATAATATCAGGTTCAACTTTACCAAGCAACAAGGTCGCAGAATATAATATGTACCTTGATGCTTATAAGTTAGGTCTGGTAGATGATGTTGAGGTTTTGAAAAAAAGCGAAATCTTCGACAAAGAAGGTGTTCTTCAAAGAAAAGGACAAATGGCACAAATGCAACAGTATATTACACAGCTTGAAAATCAAGTAAAGAAACTGAGTGGCGATTTACAAACATCTGAACGTGAAGGCGTTAGCGCTAGAAAACGTACAGAAGTTGAGAAGTTTAAAACAGAGTTAAATGAGATTACTTCTGCCAGCAAAGTTAAAGAAAAAGAGAAGGTAATGAAGTTAGGTAATTTGGTAGACCAAGTTG